TGGATTTAGTTTTCAACTCCTTACGAAGTTGTTTTAATAAATCGCTTTCTGATTGTTGACTTTGATTAATGTCATCATCGTCATCTTCCCATTCTTGATATATGTTGCTCATCGCAACGCTCCCATTCTATTGTTGTTAGTCGCAAGCCTCACGTTAAATCTGGGGGGATTTAGGTGGCTCTTGCTACCAGTCTTGTTACTCTCGTAGGGGCTGGTTGGTCCTACTGAGGGTCTAAATTGCGCCTGTTGTTTGACGCATTAATGAAGCAGAAGTAGTACCTGCTTGTCCACCAAATGTGGCCTTTTCTTTTTCTTGAAGTTTCTTACGACGTTGTGAAGCCAAACCAAAGAATGCTTCTTGTTCAAGTTCTTGAGCAAGACCTGGTGTTTGGTCACCATAAATTTGTGCAAGTTTCTCAGCAGTTGGTTGAACCTGTGCAATATTTGAATACGCTTCTTTAGCAAGGTTACCAATTTGTTCAGTTGACAAACCACTTGTAGTTAACTGTTTCTCAAGTTGACTAATGTTTTCTTCAGCAACATCAATGTTACTAATTGCTGCACCTGTACGAATTTGTGCTTTACGAAGATTAGATTCTAATTTACTAATACCTTCAGGTCCTTGCATTAAAGCAAGAGCAACTTGTGAACGTTGCTTAGTTGGGTCACCAACACCATAAGCACCTAAGTAGTTACTTAACTGTGCTTTCAAAACATCTGGTGCGTTATCAATTTTAGTGAACACATTATCAATACGAGCCTTTGCTTCATCAATAGAAACAGCCCCACCAATTAAAGCATTATATGTTTGTTGATTAGCAAGTTCACCAAGATTGTATTGGTTAAACAAATCACGGTAAGTTTGTTCAGCAGCAAGATATTGTCCAGGACTATAAACTGATAAGCCTTGTTGTCTGCGTCCCTCATTGCCAGCAAAACGTGTTTTGTATGCTGTTGTATCAGGTAACATAAGTGTGGCTTCTTCAGCAGAATAACCTTCAGTCATAAACTTTTTAATCTCAGGAACTAAAGAATCTAAACCATTATCTTTGAATTCTTTTTCAAGAATAGCAAAAGCACTACGACGATTCTCTGCTTGAATTGCAGCATTAGGGTCAGGTAAAGTTTGACCACCAATAGTTTCTTGTGAACCATCACTATAAGTAATAGTTACAGTACCATCAGCATTAACAACTCTATTAACTATTGTTCTAGCAGTAGGTGTAGCAGCACCACCAGTTGTAGTGGTTGTACCAATACCTGGGACTTTAAAAGTTGTACCAGAAAACAAAACAGTTGAACCTGCTTTTTGTCTAGCAGCCAAAGTTTTGTTAGCAGAAATTGCTTGATTAATTTGTGCAGTAGTTACTTTAGTACCAGTTGCAGCACTAACTGCTTTAGCAATAGATGCAGCAGTGTCGCCCTTTTGAACTGTTACTCTACCAGTATTTTTATCTACCTTTGCCATTTATCTTAACCCAAAATCTTGAAGAATTTTATTTGCATAACCTGCTGCTTCTTCACGAGCATTATTTGTGTACTCCCATTGAGGACTGTTACGTAAAATTTTATTGAAATCACCAAAGTTAGGAAGAGTAGATAAAGCAGTTTGAATATATCTATTATCAAGTTTAATTGTTTCAGGGTTAATCTCTAAAACATTAGCCATCTTATTAATATATTGTGAAGCAATATCTTTAACAGTTAAACCTTGGTCAATAAAAGAAGCAAGATTTTGATATGTTGCTTTAGCAGTATTTTGAATCTTTGTTCTAACAGTATCAATAGCGTTCTTATCAGTTAAACCATTAAGAGCATATTGACGAACATCAGCATCAGATAAAGAAACATTATAATCTGAAGCAAGTCTGCGAATATCACGAAGATTAGCACCTATTGCACCACCAGCATTTTCAATACCTTTAGTGTCAATATATTTAGAAACATACTTTAAGGCTAACTCTTCACGGTCTTCATTAGTTACACCAGGAGTTACAATTTGTGTGGTTGTAGAACCACTACGAATAGTTCTTTGTTTAGAAACCTTAGTCTTTTCTAGTTTGTTTAATTCTTTATAATAGTTCTGAAAGTCTTTAGCATCAGCATCAGTGCCAATATAATCACGCATAAGTTTATTAAAATAATCATACGCATCTTCTTTAGCAGTTATAGATGGTTGAATAAGCGTGGATGTTCCATCACCTAAACCTTGCAAATCTTGTCTAAGAGTTGCTTCATCAGCAATCCAAGTATCAAAAGGTTTTACTTTACCACTTAAAGCAAAACCATCAAGTATTTGATTCCAAGCAGAGTTAGTATTAGTAGAATTTCTAGGTGTATATCCTGGGTTATATAATTGAATATACTTTAAGATATCTTGTCTAACATTTTTATCTTGTGATTTAGAAAACAAATCATATGCTTGACCTGGTTTATAAACTTTACCACCAATAACAATATCGCCAGCAGCAGCAGTAGATGTTGTACCAGTAGTACGAGAACCACCTGGACCATATAATACTTTCCAGTTTTCTTCACTATCCTGTGGGACTAATGGGGGTTGAACCATTATTTATAAACTCCAAATCCATCTTGTTCAAGAAATCTGTCATACCAAAGCGCAAACTTTGGTGAATTACGTTTAGCATCAGCAACAAAATTATCAACAGTTTCTCTTAATGATTGATTACTTACTGAATCAATATCAGATGATTTACTGTTTTGTAATTCTTTACTTATATAATCTCTGAAGTCCATATACTCAACAAGCCATTGAAACGCTGGTTCGTTTTTAAACCATTCACTATTAGTAAATTCTTCATCATCTAATATTGTATCAATGGTACGTAAAGTGGCTTTATATTTATCAATCTTAAAGCCCTCTTTATATGTATTGTACCAATCAGGGTTTACTTCTTTTTGGTCTTCAACAAACTGTTTCTTTGCCTCTTTAAGCCAAGTGGCTCCACGAGAATTGATAGAAACAAATCCTTCTTTTTCCCTTTCAGAATCAAGCCAAGAAGCAAAACTGTTATACTTAGCCCAACCTACTTTAATAGCAGCATTAACTCTGGCAGTTTCAACAGGTATCTCATTACGGTAAGCAATCTCACCTGTTCCACCTGGTTCATTTAATAATTGGAAAACGTATGCTGATTGGTCAAACTTTGTTTCAGTACCCCAACTGTTTGTAATAAGTTGTGTAACAAAAGGATTCTGATTAGGGTCACCAGCAATTTTAGAAATCAGATTACGATACTTAACAGACTGGTCTGTTGCAGCAGTAGATGCTTCTATTCCTGTTGTGTTTTCACGGAAACTTGTTATAACCATTTCAAAGTAATCTGGATACTTTTCGTAGAACATAGCATCGGCTTGTTCAAAACCGTACTTGTCTTGCATCTCTCTGTACTTATTGAAATAAAAATCAAAGTTTTGACCGTATGTTGGAACAACAGCAAAGGTTGAGTTAATACCAAAACGTAAAGCAAATAACCAACTTGTTCTTGAAACAACTTCTTCAGGGGTAGGTTCAGTTGTTCTTAAACCTAGTCTGTACTTTTGGTTTTCAATTGCTGTTATTTTTTGTACTGAGGAAAGGAATGATTTATCATCAACACCTCTTGCTATACCAACAGCACGTTTAACGTTTGCTGGTAGCACTAAATCAAATGAACCAAATTCTTTTGATGCACCATTAGGTAGAACATATCTGTCAATTAAAACTCTTTTAACAGGCAAATCAAGACCTGTTGTTCTTTTAATCTTTGCATCTAAATATGGAACTGCTCTTACTAAATTAGAAATAGGTACTTGAAACAATGGGCCAAAGCCTGATGAGTACCAAGGTTCACCAGCAAAAGGAATATTTAATCTGGTTACAGGAAACTTGAATGAAGTTATTTCTGAGAAACCAGGATATTTTCTCCAAGACTCAGGTACTTGTAAAGTTAATAATGGTTCCCCAGTTTCTGGGTCATTATCAATAAGTTCTTTATTGTATGGGTCTTGCCATAATTGTGTTGGTCTAATAAAAGGTTTAGGGTTTTCTAAAGCAAGTTTACCCCATACACGGAAAGTGTTTAATGCTGCTTGAATAAAAGGTGACATAAAAGAAGTGTATGCTGCAAAGTTAGAGTACCTTTTAACAGTGTAAAGAATACGATTAGTTTCTTTTAATGCTTCTCTGTGTGCTGCTCTTTCAACACCAGCAATTTCTTGTGCACTTGGTGCAACACCTGTACGTTTTTGTTTAGCAATTAGTGCTTGACCACCACGTTCAACAGCAACTTGATATACGTTATTGTAGAATGGGTGACGTGTAAAAGCATCTTCAGGCATTGAACCTAAGAATTTAAATGCTGTATTAGTGTAGTCCCTTGCAATATCTCTGAGACTTCTTTCTAAAGGTTTACCAACAATTTCACCATAAACAGGTGATAGTTGGTCACCAAGTTGTCCCATACGTGCTTCAAGTTCATACGCTGAAGGTATCTTTTCGTATGGTTTAGTTGCTATATCAAAACGAACTGATTGGTCTGGGAAGTAATTTTGTACTTCATTCCATCTTTCAGCAATGTAGTTATTAAGATTATATGGTGATTTTTTATTATCTATAGTTGGGTATTCAACTTTAGTGTTACGAAATTCTTTTTGTGCAAAACGGTCATTCGAAGTAAACCATTGTTTAATCTTATTAAGTTCACTTCTTATGTGTTTAGGTCCAAGGGTTGTGTCAATTAACAACATTCTTCTTGTTACTTCTGCTTCACGTAATTGTCTAGCAGCAACATATAGTGAAGGAAAATAGTTAGGGTCAGTAGGTTCTACTGTGCTCCAACCATAAGACCTGTACTGTGAACCCTGCATTAAAGGGTTACGTATTTCTTTTGTTTGGCGTTGCAATGAGGAAGATAGTTTCATTCCTATTGAACCTATAGCACCAGACTTTGAGCCTTTGAATTGTAGATTATCAACAACAATGTTTTCTTGTCCTTGACGTATCTTGTTGTATTTGCCACCAGTTTTTTTGGTTGCATTATCAACCTTCATTAACATTTCTGAATACACTAATTCTTGTTTGTTAAGGTTTTCAGATAAGTCTGATAGGTCTTCTTTAATATTCTCTATCTTATTTTTGATAGTTTTCTTTTCAGAAGCCTTGATATTCTTTTTACGAAGTTTGTTTTGTTGGTTAAGTAAATCATCTGATACACTTTTGTATCTGTTTCTGATGATATCAAGTTCGTTTCTTTGCCATTTAACTAAAGAGTTCCAGGAACTTAATGTTGCTTTAGGGGCATTAATACCTAGTTCTTGGGCAATATTGAACTTCTCAATACGGTTACTTACGATACTGTGGTACGCATTATTGGCTAAGTTCTTTGAACCTTTGGCTAATGCCATAGCCATATCCATAACATTCTTTTGATATAAGGCTGTACGTAAAGAACCTTCAATTACGTTACGTTGTGGGTAACCAAAACGTAGCAATACTGCTGGTCTCCACACTGAATCAAAAGCAAAGTATGCGCGTTGCATACCATCTTTGATACTGTATGTTGCATTTCTTAAAAAACTTAAATCTTCTTTAGCAAATGTTTCATATAGTCTAATGTCAATTAGTGGCATAGAGTCACCAATTTGTGAACTTAGCACAGGGTCTGTAATAATCCATTCGCCATCATTGTACGCAAAACCACGTTCACGGTAATGATTTAAAACGTTTGCTCTTCTTTGGTCTAGTTTCCATTTGATAACATCTGATGATGTTTTAGGACTAGGCACACCTTCTTTTTTAGCCCAAGTAATTTCTGATGGGGTAAGTTTTCTATCAAGACCATACTCTTTATTAATTGCTCTAACCATAGAGTTTTCTATTTTTAAAGCAATAGCAATTCTGTCTGCTTCTGTTTGTGCAGAAATGTATTGGTTGATTAGTGTTCTTTTTTGGAAAGCACCTTTATTAGTTTTTAGTGGCCCTACTTGGTCCATAAATGCTATTAGTTCTTCGGCTGAACCTGATGAAGCAATACCTTTATGTTCTAACCAACCTGAAGGTTTTTGTAAACCTGACCAAGAAACAACTCTGATAGCGTGGTCTTGTAAAGATTTTTTAAATGTTTTTGTGGACCATTCAAGTCCATCAATTCTGTTTAGGTTACCTGTTTTAAGTCTTGATGTTTCATTTAGGAATGCTTTGGCTTTGGCTTCAGATATTCCTCCGCGAATGTTTTCAACAAGAGAGAAACGTGAAGGCATAATTGCTTTATCACCAATGAAAGGTGATTCAAGTGATGCGTCAGCAACACGGTTCATTATGCTACGAAGACCAGCACTGCGTACTTTTAAATCATCAATTATGTTTGAGTACTTTAAACCTAGTTCTTTGTCTTTTAAAAGCATAGCATTAACGTCACCATCGTAACGTAAGTCTGCTGCGTACTGTAAATCGTGTTTGGAAAGTTTAGGTGATTTGGCTCTGTCAATGATATCACTGATTGATGCTGCTTCTTTTTCTAAACGCATTAATGCTTGTTCGTCACCTAGCATTGCACGGAAAGAATCTTCAGCAATTGGTCTGGCTTTAACACCATAGTTTGCTTCAGTTATGTCACCAAAAACACCAGCAACAAGTTCAGGGTTGTTGGACATTTTTACTACAGGATGTTTATATAATCCTGCTGCATCTGAACGTAAAGCGTAATCAATGAATGATGAAGCACCTTTTGTTGAGGTTACTTTTTGTATACCTTTAATGTCACCTATTGGTGCTTTAGGGCTAACAAGTTTACCTTTAGTCAATATTGCTGCTTCGGTACCTACAATGAATGGGTCAGCGAACCAGGATACACCAAAGTCTCCTGCACCTGTTGCCCATTTACCTATAATTTCTTCATCAAATGCTTTACGGCGTTGTGTTTCATCGTAAATATTAAAGTCTTTACGCCCACCTGTTGGAACATTAACACCTAATGTTTCTGCAACATTTAATGCTTTTCTTGGTAGGTTGAATGGAGCAAGGTCTGATGCACCAAATAGTGCTTGTGCTGGGGAAATTTTTTGTGCAGGTCCACGATAGGTGGCTGCAATGTCTGATAGTTGGAATCCGTCTTGAAATTCTGGGTTTTGTTCATCAGTTAAAAGTGCTGCAGTTGAAAGACCAGCACCAACAACCTGTTGAACTTTACCTACTTTTTCAAGGGCAGTTCTTCTTCTAGTGTTTTCTGGTGCAATGTATTCAAGGGTTTCACCTATTAAGGCTTTTCCTCTTTCAACAACATTGTTATCAACCCAATTAGCCCAGTCTGAAACTAAACTCATTCAGTTGATTCCTTTGTTAAAATATTTATAATGTTTAAATGGTCATCTGGGGTTAAATCATCTACGTGTGCTAATCCCCAAGCAAGACCTGCGTTGTCGAAACCGAAAGCGTCAAGGTAGTTTGAAAAGTTTACTGCCCATTCTGATACTTGGTCGGACATTACAAACTCCGTAAGTATTTTACAAATGTGCTAAGTGTTGCTGGTGCACCTTCTTGGTTAGCAGCAGTTTCAATTATTGGTAGGTATTGTGTTAATTTTTGTAAGTCTTGTTTACGTGGGCTTTCAGGTCTACCTGATGCAATGTTTAAACCAATTTCTGCTGGACCTGGGCCGTCACCGAAAGGCATACCAACTTCTGGTGCCTCTCCTGGTCTTTCAGTTGGTGCAGTTATTGGTGTCATTTGTGGTAGTTGTGCAAGTTTACCTGGAGATACTTTAGGTGTTGGTACTTTTGCTGATTTACCTGCCATTGGTGCGCCTCTTTGTTGGTCTAATGTTGCTTGACCTTCACCGTAAGTTCCGCCAGCAATATATCTCATTTGTTGGCGTGAAGGGTTTAAATCTGTACGTTTGGCTTGTTTGCCAACACCTGATACAACTTCTTTAGCCATTTGTTATCCTAATTGTGAAAGTAGTTCTTGTAATCCTGCTGGTGGTTGCTGTGGTTGTCCTGGTTGAGGGGCCTCTGGGGCGGCAGCGACAGGAGCAGTAGGGACGGACGGCTCAACTGGTGCCATTGGAGGTACCCCAGAGGCAACTTGTGGGGCAGGAGCAGGTGCTGGTGCAAATACTTTAGTTACTGCTTCTTCTATTTGCGTACCTTTTTGTCGCTCTTTTATTACTTCTGCCATTTTCATTGCAAGTTCTGATGGGTCTTGTCCTTGTGCAACCATTTCTGGGATAGCGTTTGCTAATCCAGCCATTGATGCGTTGAGGTTATCTCTCATACGTTGAACATCTATTGATTGTTGTTCACCTGTTACGTTCATTGACCAAGGTAGTTCGCGCATTACGAAGTCTCTTGATATCAAATCTGCACCAAGTGCTTGAAGTGAGAAGATTAATGCACGGCTTGGGTCAAGTCCTGACATCAAACCGTATCGTACTTGTATTGCGTAGTCGCCTTTTATGTCTTTACGTGGGTCGTATTCTAATTCGTATTTTGCACCGTTAGATACGGTGTTAATTCTTTTTGGTCCTGGGAAAAGTTTTTCATCCATTTTAAAACATAATGCCATTATGTCTTCAAATGTGTCTGTTAAAATTTGTTGACCTGTTTTTACTTGTGTGTCAAATGCACCAAGTAATGCTTGTACGCCTTGACCTGTAATGATTGATGCATCAATGTTACCTGAACGTCCTTCAGGGTAACGTGCACCCATACGCATTTCTTGTTGTAATAGGGCTGCTTCAGTGAACGCAGCAGGTGGGACTTCTAAGCCTACACGGCGAATGTTCTGCGGTTGAGCGGTCCTTAGCACAGCATCTGGACCAAAAGCAAACTCTTGTAAGTCGTTTGGTACAGCCAATGGTGCGTTGATAGATTTTTCTGCAGCGTCCATTGCTAACTGTGCAAATCTTGCACGTGCTATTTGTACCCAAAGAACATCATCAAATTGACCTCTTGGTTCACTGTCAATTCCTGGGCGCATAGCAATGCGTACCATTACTTCACCCATTGGGTTATCAGTACTGGTTAAAACTAGGTTACCTCTGTTAGGTAAATATAAAAGGATAACGTTTTTGTCTTCATAGCGAATCATTTCTAATTCGGAATAAAGGTCAACCTCATCCATTTTGTATCCGTTGAGGATTTCTTTTTCAAATTCTGGGAATTCAACAATAAGTTCAGCGATTGTTTTAACGTATCTTTTTGTGAAAGATACTACACGACCGTATCGGTCAAACTCTGGGTATGAACCTAAAGGGTTTTCTACACGGATACGTGGCAGGTTTGATTCTGTGTCTGCTTCAACAACTATTGGTAGGAAACCGTAAGTTCCGTACCAGTCAGCACCTGTGTACATTTGTGTTTGTAGGCGTGCGTGTTGAATGTAGTTATTTGCGATAAGGGTTTTTGTGTCAGCAAACTTTTTTGCACGGTCAGAGTTGACGGTTGATGTGCAGTTAAATGATGGTAATGGTGCTAAGACTTCGCTGACGTCACGCGCGGCAACGTCAACGAAGTTTGCAATCATAGCCTTGGTTGCACCTTCAGGGAACATTTCTGGGAATACGTTTACGAGGTTGCCTCGGCGTACTTCCAGTACATCAGCCATACGTGCATCTCTGTTGCCGTTGCGGCGTTTTAACGCCTCAACTTTGGCTGCAATTTTTGTTATGTTTATTGACACTATTTACCTTTTTTAAACTTCTTTTTGTTCTGATAGAACATAAAGTTACTTGTACCATCAGGGTTGGTTTTGTTTTGGCTTTGTCTCATTTTTTCAAGACTTTGCTGTACTACTGAAGTGTTTGGTTTACTTACTTTTTTTTTATTACTTTTCGAACGTTTTTAGATTGGACAGGTCCAGTGTAAGTTACTGGTCTGCCACCTTGTGTTCCAGATAATTTTTTGTTAACTAAAACTTTTTTCATTTGTTTAATACCAGGTTCAATCTTAACTGCTTTTGCTGGTTTAAAGTTACGTACAGCAGAAGAAACTGCTGCTTTACCATACTTTGCAATAAGTTTTGCGGCAGCGTCTGCTGCACCTTTTTGTACTTTAGCCATTATTTTTTTCCTTTGTTATACATTTGATTGTAACTTTTTCTTTGAACTTTTACTTTCCTAATTTCGCCTCTAAGTTTATTTACTTGAAACTGGCTTTTTCCTTCTGCTTTTGCTTTCTTTAAATCTTTCTCTAAACCTGTGATTCTTTCATCAAATTTAGAATTAGTTACCCTAGTGCGTTCTGCTTTACTTCTAACACCCATACCAGGAATAGGTAAACTTGAACCCCTGGAAGTTTTAGTGACTTTCTTTTTAACAACTTTGGCAACAGCGCGAGCAGCCTTAGCCCCAGTAACTATTTTTTTAGGACCAGGAACAGGTAATGCTAGTTGTCCAATGTTACGTGCAATGTTTGCGGCACGAGGAACAACTTTACCTGCAGCCTTACTCAGTTCATTAAAAGCCTGACTGGAAGGGTTGAAGTTAACGTTGGAACGTTTAATGTATTTTTTTGGTTTTGCCATATAGAATCCTTATTGATAAAACATTTCTGTTTGTTGTTCAGCAAATGCTTCATCTAAATCAACAATGAACCTGTTTGCTAATTGTTTCCTGCTAGCCCAACGTGAGGTCATATAATTTGTGGTTGAACCTGAACGCTCAACCCATTCACGTATAACTATTTCACAAAACCACAAGGACATAACCATATCAAATGGTTGCCCTTTCCTCATATCTGGTTTCCAAACAATGAGTTGGTTAATTAAAGTTTTTATTCCTTCACTATTACTAGTTGAAGGTAAATCTATGAGGTTGGAGTTTCTAACGAATTTGTTTTCGCTAGCCGTTCCAAACAACGGAGCCATCGATGCAATCCCAAAATCGACGTCCCATTTGTTGTTACCAGTGAAGTGCTCACGAAATACGATTCCACGAGAAGCAAGAAATTCACGTATCGCTTCGTCTTTCGTAAGGAATAACTGAAACGCATTTTTCTCCACTACAACAACATTGGGTTGATATTTTAAAACCCAGTCCTCAATTAGTTGCCTAATTTTTGCTGGGGTTGGTTCGGTCATATTCATTGCATCAAGGATGTAACGTTTCTTTGTTTCCACATCAACAGCAACAACGGTTGCTGCGGTGGCACCAGCCATTGCAGGGTCAATGCCCATAACAATGCGGAACGTACCATTATCAGGATGACCTGGTGAACCTAAACGTAAAGCACCAACTTTACGCATACCACTTATAGAACTTTGAACACATATTGGTGGGAATATGGAATCTTCTTCAACATCTTGTTGCTGATATACCATAGCCCAAGTTTGGGGTGTGACTTCTGAGCGACGTTGATGAAGTGCAAGACCATCCCACTTTGGATAAAGTCCATCAGAATCAGGTGTGGTGTCTTCGTCACCGTCCCAAGGACGGTCACTTTTTGACCAGAGCGTCACCCAGTCGTCACATTTGTCCGCAAACTCTAACACTGCTGGCATAGCCAAATAGGTGAAAGGGGTTTTGCCCCCAGACCAATGTTCAGGGTTACGCAGTTCACGGTACAAATCGTTTGAAGCAATTCTGGTACCAACAATGAGAAGTTTACCGTTTTTACCTAAACGTGTAATAACTTCCTGTTGTAACCATTTGATTTGCTTTTCCCACTCGTGCGCGTTAGCACCAGTGATACAGTCATCAAGAATAATTAGGTCGGCGCGTGCACCGTAAATTTGTCCACCCATACCAAGGGCCTGAATCGTTGGGTCCTTTTCGGAAGAGTCCCTAGCCTCAGAACCAAGATACACTGTGTCAGTGCGCCAAGTATCAGCATCCTCCTGCCAACCACCCTCAGGGCCATACATTGCCTGAAGTTTCTGCCAACGAGGATGAGACAAACGCTGTTTGATAGCGTAAACAAATTCGCGTGCCTTATACAAAGTCTTAGACACAATAATGATACGAACATTAGGATTCAACGCAATACGATACGTTGAGTAGTTGATAGTCACAGTGGTGGATTTGGCGTGCTCAGGGGCAATATTAATCAAAACCCTATTACGTGCCGCAGGTTCATACACCATAGCAGGATGAAGCCACGCAGGTTCACCTTTTTCAAGTAAACTAATAAAGTTCTCTTGATGGGGAAAAACCTTCATATCCAAATATGCTTCCGAAAACTCTTTAAACGTCACATCAAACTTATCAGACGACTTCTTACCAGCCCGAACCTCATCCCTAGACAGGCGGGCATCATCCAAAAGTTCGCGAAATTTTTTATCAGTCTTAACCCAATACTTCACCGTGTCAGGTTTAACCCCAGCCACCCTTGAAGCATCAGCCACAGTCATCCCAGACCCCAAAGCCTTAAGGAAATCATCCTTCCTCTGGGCACTCAGTTCCCTAGTATGATGCGCATCCCCAGCCCTAGCCGACATATTATAAACCACCAATATTATATTATATAAGGAAATCGCAACAAGCGATTTCCATTAAACACTACCCCTTTCGCCAGGGGCGTTAGGCGAAAGCAATAATAATAAAAACCCTTACACTATATCTAACCTGTTACCAAGCAAAAAGGTAACACACAAAACCCAAAAAAGTACATAATCGCAGGTCAAACAGGGTCCAAACAACCACCAAAAGTTACAAAACGGATGAACAGGACGATGGTATTTACTGTATTTAACACTCTGGGGTTTGTTTATTTACCCACAAAGACTAGGCATTAGGTAATAAATAACTAAACAACTACAAGCAAGTAAGTAGTAATGGTTGTCTATCTCTTATTTAATATGGGCGCATTAGTTTAATTAGTTTATTTAGTTTCATTAGGGCTAGTCGTTTCTATTAGAAACTGGAATTAGTTTTAGTTAATTGATTGATTAGTTAATTGATTGATTAGTTTCTATTAGAAACTTATTGAAGAATTACGCGCTTTTAGTTGATTGATTAGTGGGGGCATTAGGTCGGGAATACCCCCCTATTGAGTGCCGTCTGGACTAGGTGCTACACTCGTATTAGTCACACCCTTAATGGTTAAGAATGGTCTTAGGACTCGCACTCATTAGGCGTGAAACAGGACTCAATGAAAGATAACTCAATAGCGTTTATTGTGCCGTTCTTAGGAATTGTTTCTATTAGAAACAGTTTCTAAGAATGACCAAAAGGTCATTCATTAACTCACTCGAAAGGTGAAAATAATGAATACAGAAAACACACTAACCCACGAGAAAATCGTGAACGCATTAAAACTAGTTCAGGAAAATGAACAGAAACTTAATGCAGAAAAGAACGCACTAAAAACTCAAATTAAGGAACTTAATTTAGGTTTTAGAAAAGTGCAGAAAAGTGTGACAGGAAACCTGCCTAAAGTTTCTTTAATGGTTAATTCTGGAATTGCTCAAGGAATTACTAGTAATGGAAAACTTACTCAAGATAGTGGGGTTTCTAAAACAACTATTAGTCGCTTTGACTGGATAGGTGCCACTCTTGCAAGAGTAGGCATTACTAAAACCAGTGAAAAACTAGCAGTGAAAACCTTAAATGAATTGTCTAAAAACAATTTAGGAAAAGGTCAATTAGAAACTGTAGAAACTATTGAGGACTGGAAAAACCTGTTAGCCGTTTCTAAGGAACCTAAGTCTAAAAAACTAGACTTAGAAACCATTAAAAACGCTATTTTGGAACCTCAATTCTCAAGCGCAGAATTGCAAGAATTACGCGCCACGATTGAGTTACAACTAAAAAACCAAGCACAATAAACGCACTACAAGAAACCCCCAGTCTAAAAAACTGGGGGTTTTTTTTTGCCTGTTTCTATTAGAAACACGAACCACCCGATATGCCTATTTTTTTCCTGTTATTGTGCGTTGTTGCTATTTTGTTTCCTGTTGTTGTTCGTTGTTGTGGTTGTTGTTTTTGGGGGCATTGTTTTTGGGTTGAACCTGTGGTATACTAGTAGTATCAAGTGAAAGGTGGGACTATGGCTATTCCAACGAGTAAAGTTATTCGTACTCGCTCTATTGCCTTTGCTTCAAATCGGAGTAAGGCATTGAGGAACGAAGCGCACGCGACTAAACCAAAGTGTGGTCGTGCTGTGCAATCTTATGACCCAGAAAAGTATCTTAATTTCTGGATGAACAATCTTGTTTCTATTAGAAACGAGAATGATAATGACTAACGGAAATAAGTTAGTTGATATTCAACTTGTTTGGACTCGTGTTGATGAGTCCGAGCATTGGTATGAAAACTATCTAATGAAATGTCAGATGTGTGAGTGGCGTTTCATTGCTGAAAGTTTTGATGCTATTCGTTGTGAGGTTGAGGGACATCTTGAGGAGGTGCATAATTATGTGTAACAATAAGTACTATGACAGGTATGAAAGTGAGATGGATAAACTTTTGCGTGAAGTTGAGAGCGAAGGTTTAGCCGACTCGAAAGAAGTTGATATGTTTATGAAGTCACTCGGACTTGACCCAGAGAAAAGTAAATGAGTGAGTTAAGTTGGCACGACTGGTATGGATATACCAAACCAGAAACTAGGAAGGATGAGTATGGAAAGCAAGACGCTGGAGATGACGATAACTGATGACGGCTATCGTTATGTTGCTGGAATGTTGATTGCTAATGTTCTGGAAAATGTTAGGACTCGTAGAGACTGGACATTAGGTGATGCTTCTGCGCTGATTATGGGTGCGATGAGAATTGCACGCAACCTACCAGAGGCAGAGTTTGACCTATTGATTTCATCCCTTGAGGAAAGGTATAATGTATGAAAGACGATGAACGCATTGTCTTAGGTACTTACACGCTGACCAAGCGTGGGGAGCGAGTGCTTATTATCACAGCAACTTTGTTGTTGATGATTGTGGCTGTCGCTGTTGGAACCGTAGAAACTATGTAAGTTTCTATTAGAAACAGAAAGGTAAGAAAAGGTGGATACAGAAGTGGACGAACCAGACTCAACTTGTGAGAGTTGTGGTCTTACTGCTAGTGATAGTGGTAA